ACCCAACACCTAAAATATGGGACGTTACTAATTAAGTTTGGCACTAATTACTTTTTCTTTTTAGCCATACCACCTTTGGCGTACCCTTTAGTTTTTTTAGTCATACCACCCTTGGCATAACCCTTAGTACCTTTAGCCATGCCACCTTTAGCATAACCTTTGGTTTTTTTAGCCGCACCACCTTTAGCGTAGCCTTTGGTTTTTTTTGCCATGCCACCCATGGCGTAACCTTTTGTTTTTTTATAAACCATTTAACACCTCTTATGCGTAAGTTTTAACTAACTCTAAAATTATCGAATAAGTGTTACCACTACTAGCACTAACTGTAGTGAAATCTATATCACCAGTTTTACCAGATCCTGCGTTGTTTGGGATCCCAGTAAATACTTCGTCGTAATACTCATCGCCTGTGCTATCTGCTGGTAGGCCAGTTATCAAGACATTGGTAGAAGCATCAAATTCGATGTTTACTCCCATGCCTCGACAAGCCCACCAAATCTTAGCTACTTTAACACCAGTGCAAGCAGCACCTTGGCTATTAGAAGCTAAAGCAGATACATCGACTTTTTTTACTGCCGATTCACCACTGCCATCGCTGACATTGGTGAATTTTAAAATTGCGATCCTATCGCCATCGGCTATGGTTTGTGACGTTACTGTATCAGCCATAATTTACTCCTGATTATGCGTCAGCAAATGGTGTAACTATAGTGCCTGAGCCTAAGATTAAACCTTCGACAGCATATTTGTTATCAGCGATTGCAGTAACTTTTACGATACTACCAGCTAATCCGCCTTTAGTAGAACCGTTCATAGTAATGACATCATTAGAAGCGCCAGAGATAAAAGTTTTACCTGTAGCATCGTCTACACCTGTGTAGAGACCACCAACAAATTTGTCAGTGCCATCAGTCAAGATGTCCATATCAGTCGCTGCTGTTTCTACTACAAAGAAATAAGTAGCCCCTAAATTATTTAATTGATTAGGATCTGTAGGATCGCTAGGACTAGTTGCTACGATGGTAGGTAAAGTAAATTTACCATCAGCGTCGTTAGTCGTTAAAATTTTACCAGCGTGAGCTTCAACAGTTAAAGTTGTGTCTGCCGTCAGACTGACTACTGATGAACTACCAGCTGAGATAAATCCAGCAAGTGATTTTACTGGTCCTGAGAATGTGCTTTTTGCCATAATTTCCTCCGTTGGAAATAAGTTTTATA